CCTGTCAAAGTAAACCCACGCTTGAATAACATTCAGGAAGTCCCTGATGCTCAAATCCTTCATACGCTCAAAGTCAGCCTCACTAAACCCCATCTCAGCTGCATCGAACAGGAGGAGCAGGTCTGACCCATCCTGATCTAGTTGTGCCTGCTTCAAATCCATCAGCAACTGGACAGGCAGGGTAAAAAAGTTCTTGGCGATAGCCCTGAACTCTCCTGAGACAACCTCAACCGGTGGCAGGTCCTGTGAATACATAGAAGCCATGATGCGATCAAAGTCTTCCTCATCGGTCATAACAGCTCAACCTTACCCCTGAAAGGCACACCCTTCTCCAGCTCAAAACAGGTCACTGCTGGTGTGCTGTCACCGCCGCCCCCTTGGGTTCTGGTGTACCAGTCTGAACCGTTATCCATGGTGGAGGCTTGGACCCACCATCTCTCCCTGCCCTCCGCCCCTGACATTTGCTCGCATCTGTGATGATGAAAATGGCCACTGACCATGAGTGTGGCTGCTGCTAAATATGAGTCATTGAATACGGCCTTGGACCAGAACAGTTGGAAAGCATCAGGGCGTGCAACCTGATGGCCATGAATCGCCCCAAGGATGTGTGAACCGTCATCGAACACATCAAACGCGAAACCCTCCTCATGAGGTTGTGGGACCAACCACCTCTCTACAGGGAGCCCCACCTCAGTAGCGAGCCTCCTAATTTGTTGCAGGATGACAACACCCCAATCGTCTGTGCCAGGTCTCCCTACCGCTGCTTTGTTCACTCTGAACTGGCAATGGTTAGAAGCCACACTGCCGTAAGTTAGGGGAGCGTATTTGGCACACAGTTTGATGAGATCCCAGATGAGTGCTGCCGCTAAGTCTGTTTGTTGCATAGGGCTGAGAGTATTGCTCTGGAGTTGGTCCATGTCAGCTTTATTGTTCACACCCTCAATGATGTCCCCCATGTCCAGGATGATGATGTGGTCAAAGTTGCCGGTTTTCAGTCTTTGCTCAATCCGGTCATAGCTTTCATGGATGCGCTGAATTGACTCAAGATGGCCGCCCCTAGATCCCCCTTTGCCGATCTGGAAATCTGCAGGGCATATCACAAAGGTTCTGGAGTCAGAAGTTTTCCGCTTGGGAGCTTTCGCCCTAGTGCGTTTCGCCTCAGCGTAAAGAGTAGGCAAATGGATGCCGGCCAGTTTCTTACGGAAATGGAACCGGTACGCGGTCAGCCACTCCCCATCCCAGCGCTGCCATTGAGAAGTGCGTGGTGTCCCCACGATCTCATATTCATCAGGTGAGTAACCGCGCTCCTCCAAGAACTCATCAAAGTTAGGAGCCTCAGGGAGCCCTTCAGTGGTCGCTGTCCCCTCAGTACCGTCAAACTCTAAACCTGGTCTGAAATGGGAAGGTGCTTGCACTTTCTTCGCCGGCTCCAGGTCCTCTAGCACGAGCACTCCCCATTCCGGTGTTTCCTAATCGGCTTCTCAGTGATAACGAAACCGCGCTGCGATAAGGCACGCCCCAAAGCGTTACCAGACCACGCCTCATGTTCAGCGAGCGCCTTCTCAAGGATGGCCCTGTCACTGTCATTCAGTTCTTCCAGAATGGTCCTCACTTTGCAGGAGGTTCTCTTCACTGGAGGCATCATGTCCTCAAGCATAACTTTCCACCTTCCCTTGAGACTATGAGAAGTCTAACCCCTCACCACCCACAATGGGGGTGATTGTGACAGTAGCTCCAGGCTCTCGCGTGTCTGCATAACACTTCCAGGCAATCACATGAACAACCTGATCGTCATCGCCCCACACGCCAGCGTCTGAGCAACTATCTGCCACGCTGCGGATTAGTTTGTCAAGGTCTGGGGGTTTGATAGGCCACGGTCTTTTCTCTCTGGAGATGGTCGCAGGTCTCTCCAGGTAGAAGATGACCTCAAGGGTGACAGGATCTGTGCAAGTTTCCCAGCCTTCATCCTCCATGATTGCTACAGCTGTGGAGGTGACAGCTTTTCTCCAGGCCGGAAGATACTTGCTCGCTTCGATAAAGCGCCCACCCTGTTTGGCTGAGCCCCCTATGTAGCGCTTACTACCCTGGGGTGCTGGTCTGCCATACACATCGAAAGTTAGGCTCACCTAAGTAGTCTACCTGGGCAAAGAGAAACCCCCTCCGAAGAGGGGGCTCTTTCTCTGTTCTCAGAGCTTCATGCCTACATTGTGTGTGCAGTCAGCCCACAAATCATACTGATCCACACCGTTCAGACCGTACCAAGTACGCGCTGGATATTCACCGGTGTCGCGCCTCATGGCAAGAATCGCCTCCTCTTTCGAGCAAAGGTAGTTGTAGAGCTTCTGACGAATTGTTTGTGGCAGCAGTGCCGATGTTGCAGGAACAACCTTCCAGGCCAACATTGCCATAGGCGTGTAGACCCAGCCACTGTAATCGTTATTGCTTTTGATAGGGAGTGTGATGTTCATTGTGTTTCCTCTCTTGTGGTGTTGCTGATAGCTCTAGTGTATACCACTACACACACAATGCAAGCCCAAACACAAACTTTTTTGAACTATTTTTTAGGCTTCGCCAGGTTCACAATAGACAGCACATAGAACAAAGCCGATGCCACATACCCAAACCCAGCCAGGAGACCCTCAGCCTCTCGAGCCAGCAGAAGGTACAGGGTAGCGAGAGAGGACAGAATCAGAAACCCAGACCACCTCATCAGAAGGGAGCTCCCTGATCAATAGGCTCAAGCTGCCCAATCTGTGCTGTAGGCCAAGTCTCCATAACTGCTGCCTCATTACGCTTATCAGAAGCGATAACAATGCTCTCAGCCCTAACCTTCACAGCAGCGCCGGTGGATCCATCACGCTTCTGGAAGGTGTTAGTGCCAGTGATTCGGCCTTTCACCGTCACCTGCTTCACATCCTCCAGAGGGGTTTTCCCATCAGTGGTCACATCGTAAACAGTTTTATCCACTGTCTCCCATGTTCCTTCAGGGGTTTTCTTTCGCACATCCACGCTCACTTTCAAGGCAGTCCCCCAGTCGAACTCGCGCACATCATTCAACCATCCAGTGAGCTCAATCAGAGCCTCATTCTTTACCATTAGTTTCCCTTTCTATATGTGATGGATTGACACAATCAGTATGACCGCAACGCCTGACACCAGGGGTAATAGCTTTGCCGTTCTCATCCACCGGTGTGATGTCATCAGCAGCGAACCCTCCATGCCAAGGTAAGCATTTACCGCGTTTGGTGTGGACAGTCTGGACCTTCTTAGCCCTACAGGAGGCACAGAGAATGGTTTTCTGTCTGCTAGAGGAGAGCTCCCACTCGAAACCACACCGTTCACACTGAATCACCTGCACCTAGAGACCGCCTAGCAATCTCAAGCTGTGTTTCTGTGAAGTCATAGCGCCTAACTTTACCCTGTTTAGGCTTCACTGTCCTTTTCTTGGGAGGTGTGTATGTTGCCTCAGGGGCAAACCCAGTATCTCCTGGCTGACTCAAGAACCTCTCCTTGGACCAGTAATCCTCAGCCCTTTTGCCCAAGCGCTTCTTCATCATGATTTGCTCCCACTGGTCAGGGTGCTCCTCACGCAACTTTTTCAGATCAATGCCAAGCTCCTCAGCCCAAACAACGCGGCGGTGATTAGTAATCATGCGCTCATCCTCCTATCTGCATTCCTGTCACGATCCAAAGGTGCAGCCAATTCAGGCCGGCCATACCTTCTCAACAGTCTCGACATAGCCCCAGAGTTTCGCTCGAGCTGGTCACACGCGAGCGCTGGGCTCATCCCGTTACTAACCAGCCACTCATACTCACTGATGAGCTCTGGTCCTGTCATTGATTTGCTTTTCATAGTGCCCTCATCTCTTGGATTGGAATTAGAAACACAGCCTCAGTGTCATGCTCCCCAGGCCCCCACCGGTCATTCTCCCCACCCTCACCCAGCCACTCAGGTTTCACATCACACACATCAATAAACTTAGTCACCCCATCAGACCAGCGCACCACAAAGAAAGCCGGTGCAGTCTCGCTATGAGCGATGAGATGCCTGAACTTCCTATCCACATTCATAAACACTGTGGGGTACTGAGTAGAAGTGCAAGACCTTTGCTTCACCTCAATCCACGCCACCAGTTCACCAGCACGCTCAGCAAAAAAATCCACATGATAGAACTGAGGCAGGTGATGGAGTGTGCAATTCCATGCCTGCTCTAGGTCAGCCTTCAGCTGGTTCTCGCGTGCAATCGCCTCAGGGGTGTTGCGATCATCAGGGACCTGCTCAGGACCGTCATCCATCATGGTCAGCAGTATACGCATCTTCTAGCGGATCTATGTAAAGGTGAACCGTGGCCCAAGAGTGCAGCCGTTTCTGGTTCTCCTCATCAGCGAGCCGTTCACGGTAATGAAACTCAGCCAATCTCTCACCACCCTTGTTCCAGGCATGAGCAATCTTCTTAGGCATCTTCTCCAAGAACCTAGCAAGCGCACCCTGACATTCTTGGCAGGCCGTAATCTTCAGATCATGCTCTTTACACACAGGCACTGCAGCGTTCTCAGTAATCATGCGTGCACCTCCAAGGGGTGATCAAACTCACCAGCGCGACACTCGAAGTGCTCACCCATGTCATGGAGGTCTTTTACCCAGCCCCTAGGGGTAGGTTGCGAGCGCTTACGCCTCACCTGGTCATAGATCCCTTTAGCTGTGACAATCCCAGAAGGGTGCTCTTTACATGCAGGGACTATGGCCGCCTGACACTCCTCATAGGTGAACCCATCCAGCATCTGCAGCCACATGAGCGCCTTAGGTTCAGACACAATCTGCCCATCCAAAGCCGATGCCATGCTCAAAATCTGACCCATCTCTGCCTTATTCATCATCCATACCTTTCAGTTCAAGATTGAAACTAGATCCAATCGCCTGCCTAACTTCCTCACTACGCCACTTCTGAACCAGCAAAGCACCTTCCTCAGCATTAGTCAGCCGCCTAGGTTTACGCGAGATTCTCGCTGGGAGGGGACCGTTGTCCCAAGCATCAGCGTT